CCCAAGATTCAAAATATTTAGGACCTACGAAAGCATCTCTAGTTTCATCATAAGTATAATCAGGACCTGGGTAATTTTTTCTAAAAGGAGTTCCACCTAATGAGTGTTCTCCTCCTCTAGTATTGTAAGAACATCTTTTACAAGTTTTGCCTTTTATAGAAGCATAGTAGTCTTCCCAAGAAGCGTGAGGTGTAGGTACAGGATGGTTTTCATCTTTACCAACAATTACTTCTAAGACTTCATTATCTTCATTTAAAAATGCGTAGTGTGCCATGATTATACCGTAAATGTAATATTTCCCGACCCAGCTGTAAACGTTGAAACTTGTTGAGTTCCAACTAGTGTTGTTGAAACAGTATGTCCAGGGTCTGCATTAAGTGTATACCCTTTAGGGTATCTTAAAATTACAACTCCAGATCCACCGTTTCCACCGTTTCGATTTCCTTCTCCTCCGCCGCCACCAGTGTTAGCTTGTCCGGCTGTGTTTGTTTGTCCACCGCCACCTTGACCTGCAGGGCCACGAGCGCCACCACCAGCTCTATAAACTTGTGTTGAGCCATCGGCTATAGCTGATTGAATTCCATCTCCTCCGGGTCCGCCGTTTGATCCTCCAGATGCGCCAGCTCCTCCACCGCCGCCACCGGTTTGGTTTGCTCCACCAACCGATCCTCCAGAGTTTCCTTGGTTTGCTGTTCCTGAACCTGCACCGAGTTGTCCTTCAGCTCCGCCGCCTCCAGATCCTCCAGATCCTGCTGCAAGCCATGCGGGTGGGGCTCTAAGAAATGCACCACGTCCGCCACCTATTGCTGTGACATCACCTTTAAATTGACTATTTGATCCATTTGTAGTTCCAGAAGCATTTCCACTTCCACCTGCTCCAACTGTTACATCATAGTTTGTGCTTAATTGTGCTGCGAATGGAGATAAAACTGTGCTTGGACCACCAGATTGTTCTCCTGTAACTGCAGATATATATCCACCAGCTCCTGCTCCGCCAGCAATATTACTACCTGTTCCAGCTCCGCCACCGCCGCCTCCAGCGATAACTAAATATTCTACATTTAAATCTTCTAAAGGTACAGATCCACCACCAAATCCTAATAATCTATATCCGAACATATTTTATTCCTCCTATTATACGTCGTTAGCAGCGTCAGTAGTAAAGAATAATTTAATTCCTAAAAGTTTTGCATCAGCAGTTAAACCATCTTCTGATACATCTCTCTGTATTTGAAAGAACACCTCTTCATCTGTACTAGGTGAACCTGCAATAGTCACTGCTCCACTTTCTGCTGTAACGTCTAAATCATTTGCTGTTCCGCTATGAGCTTTTGCCGTTGGTGCAACTGCAGTTCCAAACGCTGTATTGATGCTATCGTTATCTGCAATAGCTACACCGTTTAATGCCCAAGAAACAGTTCCTGTGTTTGTTGAATCTGCTGTAAAATAAGCTTGAAAAGTTACTGTGCTTTCATTCCATGATTTAGGAAAAGCAACAGCAAACTGTGCAAACTCATCTGAATCTTTGTCAAAATCTAAAGTTTTAATTTCTGGTCCGTTAGCTAATTCTACTTGTGCTATGTCTGCACAACCATTTGTAGTGTTAGGATACATTGCAGAAGCAGGAACCCATATTGATTCTTTACCTGCAATCTTAATAGCAGCTGTATTATCACCTCCGTCTACAGCTTGTGCTACCCCAGTTCCATTTGGAGCAATAACAATGTTTCCATTTGCACCATCAGTAATTGTGATTGTACCTGAATTACTTCCTGAGTTAGTATCTAAAACTAAATTGTAAGCACCACTAGATGTTAATGTTGCATCTGCTGCTCCTGTTCCAATTTTAGTTTCACCAGTTCCTTTTGGAATAACAGCTACATCTATATTAGAGTCTCCTCCAGTTGCTGATATACTAGGTGCATTACCTGTTGCAGCATTTGTAATATCAAATTGATTTACTGCAGATCCAGTTGTTTGAAATATAAGAGATTCGTTTCCGTTTGCATCTGCTATAAAACCACCATCTACAATTTTTGGAGCTGTTAAAGTTTTGTTTGTTAAAGTTTGTGTTCCAGTAAGTGTAACATCTCCAGCAGGTAGAGTGTAAATATCTGGATTAGTTCCATCGTTTGCAGTAGCAAATACAAGAGCATCACCTTTATCTCCTGCTGCAAAAGTAAATGAATCACCACTTCCTGAAGCATATTTAAATTGTACTGTATATGAACCAGATGTTGAATTTCTTAAAAAATAAAATGTTTGAACATCTAATGGAATAGTTACGATTTGGTTTCCTGTAATTGAACCCGTAAACTCAATCATTCTGTGAGATAATACTGCTCCAGTTGATCCATCAGAAACTGATAAAGCTGTAGTTTGTGCACCACCTGCTATTGATTGAGCAGAAAATCCTCCAGAAATTTGTTCTATAATTTGTAAATTAGTATTAGTTTTTGTTCCCCATGTACCGGCGTTTTCACCAGTTGCTTGAAGTTCTACCCCTAAAGGTGTGTATGTTGATGCCATAATTTTTTATCTCCTATTATGCTGCTACGTTTGTATAACTTGTATTAGAACCTGTGTCAATAGCTTGATATGCTTGAATTCCAAATCCTGTTGCAGTTCCAAATTCAGCGACAGAAGCTGTTGCTGAAACGCCTGTTAATCCCATTACATCTTGAGGTGTTAACGCCCCAACACTAGCAGTTGCTGATACTCCTGTCAATCCCATAACATCAGCAGGAGTTAAAGATCCTACAGAAGTGGTTGCTGCAATACCAGTTACAGATACAATTGGATTACTATTTGTAGTTGCAGTTCCAAGTGATACTGTTGCTGAAACGCCTGTTAATCCCATTACATCAGCAGGTGTAATTGTTCCAACACTAGCTGTTGCTGAAACGCCTGTTAATCCCATTACATCAGCAGGTGTAATTGTTCCAACAGAAGTTGTTGCAGAGATTCCAGTTAATGTTGCAGTTGTATCTCCTATAATTGTTGGTGAACCAACGCTCGCTGTTGATGAAACTCCAGTTAATCCCATTACATCTGCAGGAGTAATTGATCCAACAGAAGCTGTAGCTTCTTGACCTGTTAATAATACATCTCCTTGAATACCCCACGCATCAGCATTCCAAGTTGATCTACCCCATCCAGAATTTATTTCTGCATCTACAGTAACAGATCCTACAGATGAAGTTGCAGAAATTCCTGTTGGAGAAACTGTTTCATCACCCATTTCTCCCCAAGAACCTGATGAGTTCCAATTTTTTGCACCCCAACCAACTGTAAAAGCTTCACTTATTCCCCAAAGATTAGCACTCCAATTTCCTGCTCCCCAAAAATCAGTGTTAGGTGTATTTGCTTGTCCACCCATACCAGAGTGGTTTGTACAATAATAATATAAAGTGGGTGCGCTTGAGGCTACTTCAATTTGTGTGTAAGCTCCAGAAGATCCCGGAGTTCCATTTGTAGTTACATTGGTCGTGTATTCTGAACCACCACTATGTGTTCCATCGTTTGTTGTTGAAAGTCTTAATGGGTGACTGGAATTAGAACTATCTGATTGATCAAATCTAAAAGTTGCACCTTCAACTAATTCTAAAGTAGCTTGTTGTACGCCATCAATAAAATATTTATTACCACCACCGGTGCTTACGACCGTGACCGTGAAGGTTCTGTCAACGGACATCCGTTGCTACTCCTTACGCTATTCTAATTATTGCGTTAGATGCGTCTGCTGTTGGAAATTGAATTGTGAAAGTTCCACTTGTTACAGTTTTATCACCACCAAAAGCTATTACAGCAACAGCTTTATCTGATTGCGTATCATTGTATATTAATGCGCCATTAGCTGTAAAAGTTGCAGATGTAAAACTAACATCAGCAAAATCACATATTGCAGTTGTTCCTGAAGTAGTTGGTGTAACGCTTGTTAAAGTTGCACCGCCTGCAGAGTATGCAGATCCAGATGTATTTGAAATTTCGTTTGTTGCGCTGTAAGCAGTTGTTGCTGCTCCTAAAGATGCAGAACTTGTATATAAAGCTATTTTAAAAGTATTACCGCTTGATGCAGTAAGGTTGTGTGTTCCAACTAAAATTTCTTGTTTGAAACTTGTACAAATTGCCGATGATATTGCCATAATTTATCTCCTATGGGTTTGCCGAGGTTATTGGTATTCTAACTGCTCCGTCTGTGTAGTCGTCTCTTCGTCTTCTACCAACTTGCTCATTAGCAAACTTTTGTACCTCTTGTTTATACTTATTTTCATATAGTGTCAACATATCAATTGGGCCTTTTAAAAAACTATAAGCCTCTGATAAGCAACAATATAATAGTCCGTTTGGAAAATTAAGACTGATATAATTCGTGTCATTATTCTCCAGTAATGCAGGTGCGGCGTTAAAATGAACTCTAAATTTATATGTCGTATCAGGGACTGGAGCAAACATCATTCTTCCAGATGTAGTATCAGATTCACCTGTGCCACCACCAAACATAGCATAATATTTAGGTTGACCTCTTTTAGCTGATGCTGTTGAAGATACATATTCTTGTAAATAAGTTATGTCTTTTTTTTCTAACCAGACATTGGGACCAGTTATTTCTGAAGTAGAATCATAAACTTGTATCCCTCTAATAAATACAGCTCCTGCTGGAGCATTGATTGTTTCTTGACCAGTTACTAAATTACCTGATTGTTGTTTTCTATCTGCATCAATAGGCACATCTCTAAATATTCTATATTGTGCATTTAATATAATATTTTCACAAACAGCGTCTGTTAAAACATTAGAATCTGTTTCTGTATAACTTCTTATTTGAGTTATTAATCCTGATGCACTTAATCCAGCCATTATTGCCCTTTATGTTTTCTTAAAATTTTTTGTTGCTTAGCTGTTAGCTCAACAACTTCTTCTTGTCTTTTAGGTTTAAATACACCTTTGATCCAATTTAAAAATTTTTTAATCATCCTTCGATAGTAATAGGCCCAACGGAACAACCGTAGCCTCCTCCTTTTATACCACCAGTTGTAGCAGTATCTGAGTTAACTGTAAAGAAGAAGAAATTTGAAACTAAAAAATCAGTTGAACTTCTTCCTGGACTTCCTTCTCCTGTATCACTAACATATTTTCCTGTTGTAATAGCATATCCTGAACCTTGTCCTATCTGTGCTCCTGTTATTCCATCAAAATTAGGAATTGTTGCATAAGCAAAAACAGGACTACCAGCTGCACCACCATTTGGATTATAGGGTGTACCTGTGCCAGGTGATATTGTAGGTGGTCCTCTAAATAAATATGTTGTTCCATTTGTTAAACCATGTCCTGGTGAAAAAACATTTATAATACCAGATCCTGCAGCATATGTTTCAAAACCATTCTCTGCTATCAATACAGTTGTAACTGGTTCTGTTCTATCAGTTCTAACATTTCTTAATGCAACACCATCAGCACCAAGAGGTTTTGGTTCTAATTGTGGTTGTTTAGGTTCAAATTCAGAAACATGTACAAACGCACCATTCCATTCTCTAACCATTTCTCTATATGGAAATTCCATACCAGATCGATCAGAAATTGCTTTTGCATGTTTTCCTGTTGCGTATTTTGGCATTATGCTCCTGGGTAGTATGCTTTTGGTGTTATGTATGTACTAGAAGCTGAACCATCTTCTGCTAATGCTCTTGCTAATTCATCTTCGTAATATAATTTCATTTGTTGAACCATTTGTGGTTGGTATTTTTGTGCAAGGTAAAAAGCAAGACCTGACACCATACAAGGAACAAATCTAAATGGTAAGTCTGTTGCATTTGTATAATCACCCACATCTTGAATTCTTTTTATATAATAGAAATGCATATCTTTAGATGCATTAGTTGAATCTGGTGTAGGGTAAACACTAATACTAACATGATCTATAAATCTTTGAACCCAATATTGATTAGGTGTTCCTTTAGATAATTTGTTAGAAAAACCTGCATAAGTAGATCTATCTACTTTTGTCATTGGACTATCTGATTGTGTAGTTTGAGTTCTATTAGATCTTAATTGTGCTTCAAGGACATCGGATATTCCATATACATCTGCTGGTGTAGAAGTAGCACTTGTACCATCTGCACTTGATCTAAAAAATTTATATTCTGCTTGTCCTTCAATTAAATCAAGATTAAGTTCTCCTATTTCCCAATAGTGAATACCTCTATTACCCCATTCTTGAAATAAGATATTAAGAGATCTTCTAGCTGATTTCATTTGATAACCAGCTACAGAATTTAATCCAATACGTTCAAAAGACTCTTCTATAATTTCATCTATAGAAAAAGTTTTATCAAACGTCGTAGTGCCCGAGGTAGTATTAGCCATTTAACCTCCTAGCCAGTATATCCAATAGTAACTGATGTTGTATTGGTTAAATCTAAATATATTCCAGTTCTACATCTAATACCGCTTCCTGGTACATAAACGTCTAAACCTTCTGTTCCACAATTTGCTTCATACACTAAAGCTCCAGAATCACTTGTTCCGTCGTAAATT